ATTTTATAAAATCTTCCTACAAAATATAGGAAACTATAAACTCTTCAAGAGAGGGAGTTATATCGCTAGTGAACTATCTACCTTTTGTAGCACTCGTGCCCTGCACTCACTACCCATATATATTAAATAACATTATATTAAAGATTATGAAACAGTTTCGCACACCCTTTTCATTTTTGAATGATCTTGACATATCAGATGAAGTGATCCAAAAGCTGTCCCAAACTCTTCAACGCACTGTTACTGGTTCAGACGAAGACCTGTTAACACCGATGGGTAAAGAGTATGGCGCTAAAGAAATCCTATCCGAATGGGATCGCATCTATTTAGCTAACAGTGGAGCTTTAGATAATGTATTACGTGATCTCGAAGAATCCCAACGATCAAAATTTGGACCAAGAAGTATTGCAAAACCTTGGGTTGATCGACGAGAAAGTGTTATTGAATACTTCAATAAGGAAAATTTACCCAGTAATGAACTAAAGACTTTGATTCATTCCGCACGTAAGGGAGATAAATCCAGATTAAGACCTTTAGAACTTAAATCAGCTATTAGATATCTTAAGAATGACACAAACTCCGGTCTTCCATTCTATACGCGCAAGTCAAACGTAAAGGCTGATTTAATTGATCAAAATTATTTCAAGAGTTTACTTGATAGAAAGGATCCATGTGTATTATTCACAAGAACACAAGAAGGAGGTAAAACTCGTACAGTTTGGGGTTATCCTATAGCGGATACGCTGCACGAAATGAAATTCTACCGACCTTTACTTGACTATCAAATAGCTTCTGGTTATCGTGAAGCATTAAAAGGTCCAGACGCGGTGGATTTAGCAATCACCAATTTGATGAAATACGCTAATCAAACTGGGAAAAGTTTATTATCAATTGACTTCTCCTCTTATGACGCCTCAGTCAAATCAGATCTTCAATATGCATCTTTTGAATATATTAAAGGTTTATTCCAACCTCAATATAGTAGTGATATTGATTATATAAGAGATAGATTTAATACAATTGGTTTAATAACTCCGGAGGGTGTTTACAATGGTGAACATGGTGTACCTTCGGGATCGACTTTTACGAATGAAGTCGACAGTATCGCACAATTGCTATGCGCAGCTGGAAATCATGAATTTAATACTATGATGTTCCAGATTCAAGGTGATGATGGAGCTTATGCTGTCAGTGATCCTGATAAGCTTATGGAGTCATTCACTAACAACAAATTAAATGTTAACTATGATAAAAGTTATATTTCCAACAATTATATTATCTATTTGCAGAATTTATATAGCTTTTCTTATCAGAAAGATGAGATAATTCGTGGTATCTATCCTGTTTACAGAGCCCTAAACAGATTAGTTCACCAAGAGCGTTTTGACGACTTTATGGAGTATGGCATCCAAGGTAGAGACTATTATGCCATTAGATCTCTAATGATATTAGAGAATTGTAAGAATCATCCATTATTTGAACAGTTAGTCAAATTTACTTTAAGTAAAGATAAATACGGACTTCTTCCGTCTCAGCAAGGTATTTCCGACTATGTCAAGATGGTCGAAAGTAAAGCAGGAGCTGATGAGATAGCTAATTACAGATATGGTGATGAGGTTACTGGTATTAAGACCTTCACATCTTATCAATTAATTAAACGTCTATCTGGGCACTAATGGCGGGGAACAATTCAATTGGGGGGTCTGATGGGGGAGACGAAA